CTGAGAGTAATGATTCTCTTCAAGCATAGTGTTAATGGCTTGTTCTGAGGCTATCTCAATAGCTGGCTTGTAGTTCATTTGCATAAACAATTCAAGCTCCATATCATTCTCAGGAATATTATCTTTAGCTATGGTGAAAGGATTAACACCGAACTCTTGTTCTATCTGATTAAACAAATCTTTGTTAACCATATTCTTTTCAACCATCTTCTGAAACTCACTTCTCTTTTCAGCAGACATAGCGTCTTGAGCAAAACAGTTGATTTTAAAAAGTCTATCTGACATTCCGTTAACCACAATGTCAACAAACTTTGGTATAATTGGAACTGGTGTCCAATCTAAATTTAGATACGATAAATCTCCATCAATAGCTAATTCGTTTTTATACTTTGCTATTGACTGCTCTCCTCTTGCATACAGTCTTAATCTATGAAACTCAGCCCACTGGCTATAAAACCTACAGGTGTTTCCATCTCTTCTGAACCATTCGTACTGAATCGCTTGTCCTATTTGGAGACCATATTCTTTTGTTTTCTTCTTTGAATCTGAAACAAACTGGTCAGGAAATGCGGCAGCCTGAATGTCTATTTTTACTGACTTCATCTATTAATTATTTGACTTATTGAAGACTTGTTATCGTATCTTGCAAAGTTAATACTTATTTTCGATTTTTGTTTAGAAGGTGTGTATAAGTGCTTTTGATTAGCCATTATAGCTAATCCAGAACTAATAGAAGCATCAAACTTAGTTCGATTAGTAATATCAAACTTAGCCCAGTCCTCTAATGTTTTCATAAAATACATAGAACCCATTTCGTCTGGGTCTCTATATTCACCACTTAAATCCATGCCCACATGCTTCTCAATGTAGGACTCAATCGCTGATGCGTGAGACTGCTTTACATCTTCAGAAGTATTGGGTATACCACCTAACTCTCTTTCAGTTTTTGACAACTTATTAAATGTTTTGTCAGGTCTATTTAAACTGAAACCTCTGTACCCTCTGTTCTTAAAATGATACAGTAATCTGGGTTTGTTGTTCTCGCAAAGTATAGGCATTCCATAAAACACACAAGCCATTAAAACTTCCTCAAAAAATATTTCTGCTGTTTGTGGTCTGGCGATATACTCTAAAAAAAACTCATTACTTGGAGCTTCTTCCATATTAAACTTTGTCATACCATGAAGAGCACCATTAGAACCTTTACCAACAACAACTCCTGATATGTCATAGGAGTCACATCCGAAAGAACCTAAGTGTTCGTTTGCTGGGTGTTTAACCCCTCTTCTTACCTCCACTCTGTTCTGTAAATGTTTTGCTGGAATCCAGCTAACTAAAAATCTTCCGTTTCTATTAGGGCTCCAAACAACCTTGCTGTCTTTTATACCGTTCTGCCAATGAAAAGACCCACGTGTTAAATGGTGTTTAAGATTTATAGAATCGTTATAATCTATCTGTTGGTATATCTTAGTTAGATTAAATAAAGATTGTTTACTCTCATCTCGAAAGGCGTGTGACTCAGACCTTGGGAACTGTCTGTAAAATTCATTGAGAGCATCAGGGTCTTGAGCTAAAGACTCTACCTCGTTCTCCCAATAATCTATTGCACCCACACTAATATATTCATCATCAATGCCTAACACAGGTTCTTTAGGTGACCTGAAAACAGGCATACCATACTTATCTATAAACCCTTCCATGTTCCATTCCATTGGTATAAACAAGCAATACATACCACTTTTGGTTTGACCATTGGAGTTTCGTTTAGTTGGATATGAATCTTCGTATAAAGATTTAAAGTTACTACCACCTTTGTCTAAAGCATTTGATGTAGAGCCCATCATACACTTACCTATAATTTTGCTACCAAGTCTTAAACAGGTTTTTGTAACTCGCCAATTGTTGAGTATGTTGTCAGGCTTTTCCCACTTTCCACTCTCATCGTGCAACAACAGTCTAAGCTTCTCACCATCATAGCTGTTGTCTCCTGTGTTCTTCCAGTCAATAGTGGTATCAAGTCCTTCAAGTTCTGACTCCTCTATCTCATACATATTCTTCTTTGTAATCTTAGAAGCAGGAACACGATATGCTAATTCAGTCTTTGGTTTATCCATACCATCTTGTATGGGTTTAAAAAAGAATGGATAGTTATTAGATATAGGAACTACCTTGTCTGTAAACATTTTCTTAGCATCTGAACCAGTTTTAGATAGTATACCAATACGAGAATCTTTACTTATAGTTGCTTGATTAACACCTTCTGATGAGCTCATAAAAGAAAAACCAGAACGTCTTATCTTTAAATAGCACATTCCAAAGCTTCTCTTGTCCGCCTTGCAAGCCTCCCAGAATATATAAAATATTCGGTTAGCTTCACGAAAGTCTGGTAGACCAACATCAATCTTAGTCCATTGTAAATACATATAGTGAGTCCCAGTAATGTATGTAGGCTTTCCGTTATTCATAAACCAGAAACCTTCTTCTCTTCTGTCAAACTCTTCTTCTATATAGTCTACCCACTTTGACTTAAACTGGTCTGGAGCATCGTGCCATTGGAATATAGACTTTATTCTACTCAACGATTTGTCGTATGCAAAGGGTTGCCAATATTGTTCAGACTTAGATTTAGATCTTGAATATACATTTTTAGGTACTTTGGGCAAAGCAATCTTTAAACCATTTACGCTTATTATATCCCCTATCTCTCCAGTCTTAGATATTACTACAAAATCATACTTAGGGTCGTAGCCATATATCCAACTCTTAGCCCTGTTCTTGTTAGTAATGACAGACTTAGATACTACATCTTTCAATACAATGTATAAGTTATTTAGATCTTGACTCTGCAAATCCTTTAGGTTTGTTAGATTTATTTTCTACGGTTCCTCCTTCAAGCAAGGTTCTTTCCTCTTCTATTCTTTTTAGTATTTCAAAAGCATCCATAATACAAAGCTTCTTAGTGGCTGCAGCATTCTTTAATCTATCGGCAGCCAATTCATCATCTTTATCATACTTAATAATATCTTCCTTAGCTACTTTAATTAATTGCTTAACAGCTCTTTCTCCAGCCTCTATTATTTGTAATTTTATTTCTTTGCTACTCATAATACCATTGTTATGTTTTGTGTATACATTCTATACATAACTTCATCCTCTACTATAAATTCATATTCGCTGTCAGGCTGAAAGCTAACTTCATCACCCTCCTTTACACCCATGTCTAACAGCTCTTGATTTATATACTTTACCTTACCTACTAAAGGTTCGCTTTTAACTCCTTTGTGTATAAAAAAATCTTTAACCTCAACAGGTTCTACAAAACAATACTTGCCGTAAGCAGACCACTTGCCATTTCTTTTATACATATAGAACTGACTTTCATCTACAAAGAATAAGTCATCCTTAAAATAACTTCTTCCACTTTTTTGTCTACCGTACATATCATAATAGAACTTAAAAACATTATGATGAACCAATAGCATGTCACCAACCTGAACTGGTCCTTTGTAGTTTATGGGTGTTTCTATAACCTCAGCAAATCTATTAGATGATGTATGGTCTTCTTGTGATACGCTGGTTATAAACTCCACCTCTCCAATATCTTTTGTATTGTTATACCTCTTTTTGTATAAAGGTTTAACAATAAAGTTATACGGAGACTTCATTAAAAGTTTATATTATATTCTATAGATATGGGAAGTGTATCCAAAAATTCTTTCCATACAAAGATTTCTGAATCTTTAATTATCCATATTTTATATGACGATTTTTTTGCTTGAATTAAGTGTATCTTGTAAGACCCACCTAAAACATCTTGACCGACTATGTAGTGCATGGCGTTGTCTTTGTAGTCAGCGCCAATAGAGATTTTACGTATATCCATTTTATTTTACTTGTCATCAACTAAATTATCATTCATTATCTTAGTAATCTCTTTGACAGTTTCAAGGTGACTAATAGGTAATGATTGTAATAACTTATTGATTTGATTTATTGATTCTTGATTTAATTTTATTTCCATTTTATTATGCTAATAACAATTTGTAAAAAGAGCCGTTTATATAAACCTCTAAATGTTTAGTAGAAGTTGTAATATTTTGATTTGTAATTGTTCCTAAAGGACGTGAAGATGAGCCTATGTGT